TACCTCACAGAGAACCTACTAATGCGTAGAGAAGTATCTCCCCTAAAGTTCGAACAAGAATTCCAAAACAACCCTCTACCAGACGACATGACAATCTTCCACATGGAAGATATACAATATTACGACAAATTACCAACCAACCTAAGATTCTGTACAGCAGTTGATCCAGCTAAATCATTAGACCCAGACGCAGACGAAACAGTAATAATAACAGCAGGAACCGACCCAGATTCAACAATACACGTAGTAGACATAACCTCAGATCATCTAACAACAGATAGCATAGTAGATGAAATATACAGACATGCAGACACATGGCATCCTTCCCCTCTAGGCATAGAATGTGACGCTTATCAGCATACACTTAAATGGTACCTAGAAACAAAGAAAAAAGAAGGTGGCCACACAAACTTCTTCATCCAAGAACTACGCTCAGGCAACAAGCTAAACGCCAAGGAACGCCGCATCCTAGCTCTCCAGCCCTACATAAAGCTAGAAAAAATAAAGTTCCACTCCACAGACGGCACCTACGCAGGCTGTACCCAAAAGGGCCTAGTTGACCAAATCTGTAATTACCCAGGCCGCCATGACGACAGAGTAGATGCCTTATCTTACATATTAGAAATGGTAACAACCCCTTCAGAAACAGACACTCCACACTATCCAGAAGGTTCTCTTGGCAACATAAAACAACGCTTCGCAGACAAACACAGAAGAGAACGTCTAAACAAACTCAGGAAGTGGCATAGCGAATGAAAAAGAAATCTAAGAAAACAGAACTAAGTCCTTCTAAACAATCCAAACTAGAAGAACAAAAAGAATATCTAGAAATCGCTTCCTCAGACATTGAGGTTGCAAAGCTATATCAAAAAGAAAACCAATGGCTAGAAAAATCAAGACGTTACGTAAACTACATTGACGGCATCTACCCGCAAGGTCTAGATACTCCCTATGTAGTAAACACCTTCTACACCTTGGTAAACCTAATTGTCCCATCTCTATATTACCAAGACCCAGTAATACATGTAAAATCTAACAAAGAAGACCTCATCCTAACAAACCCAGACGGCATAACAACCCATTATCCAATGGCTCTAGTATGTTCTTTAAGACAAGACATCCTAAACGCCCTCTACCCAGCTCTACACCTAGGAGACGAACTAAGAAAAGGCATCCAAAACGCCCTAATATACGGCTGGGGTGTCTTTAAAATAGGCATAACCACCAAAACAGAATCCGACTCCGCCTTCAACCTCCCCAAGAAATCCCTATACGCAACCTCCCTCTGCCCAGAAGATGTCCTATACGACCCTATGGCAACAGGCTCCTTTGATAATTGCGCCTTCGTCGCCCACAGATACACAAAAGAAACCACCCTCCTTCAAGAAGACAGCACCTTAAAGAACACATCCACCCTAGAAGGCCACACAATCGAACAAGACACCCCTAAAGGTGATCTATACGAATCCGTAAGAAACCACACCAAACGCAAATACACAACCCTATATGAATACCACAACCAAAACGACAACACAATCGCCCTAATCGCAAAAGAAGACATAAAAAACCCAAACGAACCAACCCCAACAAATCTCCTAAAACTAACAAAAACAACAAACAAATCATCCTCCTTCACCCTCCTCCGCTTCTCCACCATAAACGACAGAATAAGGGGCATATCCACCTTAGGAACCCAAGAAGACGAAGCCTTAGCAATAAACCAAGTTCTAACAGCTCAAATAAGACACATCAACGTATTTGGTGGTCTATTAGTATATGAAGTAGGAGCCCTAACAGAACAACAAGCAGAAGCATGGCGTATGTCCCGTCAAGGCGACATGTTAGAAGTAGAAGCAAACGCCCTCGCAGGCCCTTCAGGCTCTCGTGTAAGAAGAGAATCCCCTCTCCCCATGGGCGGAGACTATTTCAACTCCATCCAATCATTCTCCAACCTAATCGACAAAGGCTTAGGCGTATATGACTTCTCCACAGCAAACGCCACCAAACGCAAAACAGCCACCGAATCAGCCTACGAACAAGGCACAGGCCGTGTAAGAAGAGACTATCTCCTAGGCTTCGTAAAACAAGCTGTCCTAGAAGTATCCAAGAAAATACTAGAATTAGCAGATAAACATTATACCCACAAAGAAATAGTAGAACTAATAGGCTACGACTTCCCCAAAGAACTCTGGACATCTATACCAGACAAAGACCTCTTCTACCTAGACCTAGACATAGAATCAATGGTTGTCTTCGACCAATCAATGGCAACAGGCCTAATGCAAGCAACCCAATTCCTAATCTCCAACCCCCTAACCCAACCAACCGCAGCCCGCCTAGACGGCGAAAAGATATCAGAAAAAATCTTCAAAGGTTTCGGAACAAACATCGAATTCTTCTACAAAGACGCAGACTTCATCCACAACGAATCCTCCGCCAACGAAGAAAACGACATGTTCTCAGCAGGCCAAATCGTCCCCTCCCCACAACCCTTTGACGACCACGCAGGCCACATAAACCAACACCAACAAGAATTCATACGCGCCCAAGCAAGAGGAGACGAAGAAACAGCCCAACGCATAATGGACCACATGCAGCTCCACGCCTTCTACGCTCAAGCCTCCCAAGCCATGAACGGCGGCACCCCTATGAACGCAGGTGGTCAAGGAGGCAACGTCCCCATGAATAACCCAGCAGAATCAGCCCCGCCAGATAACGCCGAATTGGCCGGAAATTTTAAGAGGCCTAGCTAATGGCAGCTAAACGAACTCACTGTAATAAGTGTGGAAAGCTCCTTACGAAGGAGTCTGGCTACCTCAGAAAGTACACAACAAAGACCCTAGGTAACACTTATGGGTATGAAGCATCATGCCGTGTTTGTGCACGTAAGCTAGCCTTAGAAAGATATACTAAGCACAAAGAACAGAATGATGGGTTCACTCGCCACTCGACAGCAAAGATTGTTTTGATGGATCATGTTGGCAATGAGTGTCTTGATTGTGGGCTAAGTGATCCCCACCACCCAGAGATATTTGACTTTCACCACATGGACCCAGATACTAAATCTTTTGGAATATCTAAATATATCCCCTTCCATCTAGCTGAGATACTAGGTGGTAATCCGCCAAATGAATTAACAGAAGAGTTAGCATTATGTGTACTATTATGCTCCAATTGTCATAGAAAGAGACATGGCGGACATAACACATAACCGCAACTTCAGGAGGCAGCAATGATTTCAGCAGGATGTCCGATGTATTGCTTCGAATGTGAAACATGCAACGAATACTACGAAGAATTCTTCACCAGTGACGAATACCCAAGAGAAGTCCCCTGCACCTGTGGAGAATACGCCCGCATAATAATCGCAACCGCCCCCTCTCTAGGCAAAGGAACCAACGATGATTCCTTCCACCCTTATTATGACGGTCAACTAGGCCAACACTTCCAATCCAAACAAGAAAAAGACAAATGGCTAAAAGATAACGGCTACAAACAGGTATCCGGCCCCTCATGCCCTTCCAAGGACAAGATCGGAAACTTCAAATGTACCAAATCCCAAGCCTCTAAGGTATAAGAACTACAGAAAGAACTACCTCACCCCCTTATAAGAGTCTCCACACGGGATAGCTTATAAAACAAAGGAGATACAAAATGTCAGAAGAAACAAAAGAAGTACAGGAATTCGATGTTAACGCTATCATGGAAGAAACCCTCGCAGAAGAAACAGCCGCCAGTGCTGATTCCCCCTCCGACCCTACCATAGATACCCCTGAAACGTCCGACATTCCCGCTGACGAGGACTTATCCACAGAAGGCGAAGATACCCCTTCCGAAGAAAAAACAACCCCTTCAGCACCCCCCTACGACTTCTACAACCCCGCAACATGGGATGACAAAACCGCAGAAGAAGTAGTAAAAGAAATACAGCAGTACAACAACTCAATCTCAGAAACCAACGCAGGTTTAAAGGAAAGAGTAAATCAGCTAGAAACAGGTGCCAGCCAAACCCAAGCGGAAATAACCCGTTTCCTCGCCAACCCAGACCTATACAACCAACTACGTGAAAAAGCAGGGTTTGCCTCTCCCACCCCAAAGCCAGAAGAAGATATCGATTTATCTTCCATACAGGACGTACCAACACTCCTAAAGGAAGTAAAAAACCTTATCGCAAGAGAACGTGAAGAAAACAGAAACCACACTCAGGCTCTTTTACAGCAAGCACAGGCAGCATTCGCCCAGAAAGCCGACCAAGTCTTAATGCCCCAAAAGGTAGCAAAATGGGAAACAGCCATCAAGGACCTCTCAAAAGACACTACCATAGGCACCGACTTTGCAGAAGTAAACGAAGGAATAAGACAAGCCCTTCTAACTTCCCCCAAATGCGAACACCTCCGCAACGCTTATTCAGCCCAAAAGCTAAATGAAAAAGAAGTCCTACTAGAAACCTTCAAACTCCTTCACGAAGACCGTTACGTAGAATCCATCATCAAACAACGCCAATCCCAAGCAAAAGCCAACATCGAAGCATCAACCGAACCCAAAGGCAAACGCACAAAGAAAAGCGCCAAACCAGATGAAGTAGACACAGGTAACCTAGCTCTTGACATTCTAGCAGAATACGCAGCTGATAACTCCTAAAACCTGCCATAACAAAAGGAACACCCAATGGCAATATCATATCCGTATGAATTAGACAGAGAGCGTACTGACGAACGCCTCGCCTCATTCTTCGCAAAAGTAATCAAAAAGTCTCCAGTAGACACCGAATTCCAGAAACGCCCTCTCCTCGACATCCTCAGAAGCAAACGCAAAAAGACCGTAGGCGCACAGCCCATGTCTTTCCCCGTAGGCTATGGCGAATCTCCCAACTTCCGCCGTGGCGACCCAGCCGATCTTTACGCTGTAGTTGCCTCGTCAGGAACAAGCAAAATGATGGTTGCAACCTACGACTTCGTAGACATGTATGACAAACTCGTCATCAGTGGCCGTGAACAGAGAGAACTCTCCGAACCCCGCCTCATCGACAGAATGAAATACAAGCACGACCTAATCGTCAAAACCAACATCCTCAAGAAAGCCGAAGATCTCTTCGCAGCCGCAGAAGTAGACGGCCATTGCTCCCCTCTTCCAGTAGCTATCGACAGCACTGGTACTTTCGCAGGCGTTAACCCAACAACCGTAACAGGTTGGGCTTCCCAAGAAACAGACCACTCTTCTGCTTTCGCAGTAGGCGGTTACGAAGCAATGATTGCTATCTCCAAAGACATCCAAGAAGTAGGCGGAATGACCGACATCATCGTATGTCCTAAAGACCTCCACGCTGACCTTGAAATGTCCTACGATGCAGATATCCGCTATTCCTCGACCAAAGAACTTGATCGTGCCGCAGACGGCATCAAATTCAGAGGAACCAAGGTAATCTTTGACAGCGACTGTACAGCAAATGCTATGTACTTCCTCGACCTCGACAGTGTCTACATCATGTGTAACAGCCAAGCCGACATGAAATTCGAAGGCCTTGTCAACAACCCAGATCAAGATGCTATGTCTTCCTTCTTCCTTGACGAATTCCAGGTTGTCATCGAAGACCGCAGGGTCAATGGTAAAATTATAAACATGACGTAATAGTATTATAATATTACCCTAATAACCAACACTTACAAGGAGTATTAACATGTTTTTATACAAAGCAAACAGCCAGGGACAGGTAGTAATGCCAGTCCGTGCCGCAGGTGCCCGCACCAAAGGTGACGTAAAGTGGCTCGCCGTCCCTGCAACGGCAGGTGA